CTACCGAGGTCTTTGTATAGATTGAGCATGATATTCAACCGCTCTAATGCCTGTGATTAATCCGTTTTGATATGACTTTTGAATGATTTTACGTATAGTGAGAATGAAGTTGTTTTCAAAATCAAACAGTTCATCAGGCGAACAATTGTCTGATGATTTACAAATACTAATTATATTAGTATATATTTCATTGAGCTCATTACAAAATACCTCATCTACAATATTATTAGCTTCGTCCTCTAAATCAATCAAGTCACTTAACAAATAATCATCCCCTGTACTCTTATGATGTTAAAAAGATATAATTAAATGACCAAAATTTGAAAGGAGTAACTGGATTGGCATTAATCCGAGGGAGATGCCGATTAAGGTACTTACTAGCTCGTGAAAAAATGAGACAAGTTGATCTAACGGAACGGACTGGTTATTCCAGACAGCAGATATCCAATTGGGTTAACAATCGGGAATTGATGTCGTGGGATGCCGGTATTGCTGTTTCTTATGTACTTAACTGTCACATGGAAGAATTATACGAGATAGAAAATATCCGAGCCTAATCGGCTCTCCCAAGGAGTTGTATAGCTATAGCTATACAACAGTGATTGTTCTTCGCTATTTCCCCCCTTTAATATATGGCACTCTTATAATCAGTCCGGACTCATTATAAGAGAGCGCATACCAAGTGTACTCTTTATGATCTTAATCTCATGTCGTTATATGTCGAATGAATGAGTGGTAATTTATTACTCTAAACTCTCCGCTTTCAGTATATCTATAAATGGGATCTTCAACAGTCCCTCATATCTCGTCTGTATATGTACTCTCTGTGTTGCTGTGTCCATTTTGGTTACTGTTCCCTGTGCTGTTTCACTAGACTTCCAAATCGTAAATACAAGCTGCGTAGAACCCTCCAAAGACTGCCCTAACTTTTCTGCTAACTCTTGTAAATCAAATTCATCTCTAGTGGGTCTTGATACTTTACTTTTCCCTGATGGTTTAGGAATTGCATTCACATCTAACGCCTCCTCTATGGTAGTAAATAGAGTATAGCAAACAAGTGTTCGTATTTCAATGCAATATTTAACATCATAAATAATTGGTACCTTGTATAATACAAAAACCACCTTAGCGTCATGCCTCCGTGGTCTTTTATCATTAAAGAATCATAGATCCAGTTAACTTCCCTAAATTTATTTTCTTTGTATGGTCTTCATTTTCTACTAGTGGGGCTGTTTTAATTAAAGTCTTTGGTTTGATTGCTTCAACTTCCTGAGCTAAGAAGTACATCCTGAAAGCTTCCTTCATATGATAGTTCTGATCCCCTGCTGGGATGCCTTGAATTGCATCCCATATTGCATCATCACGCTTACCGAAATATATAAGCTTCTGTCTCTTAGCTGCCATATTATTACCTCCCTTATAACTTCTTAGCTATCTCTGCATAGCCTAGAACCTGTGCATCCTGAGCGTTGTCCATGATCGTACAGTAATGCTTTTTATGTTCGAGTAGGTTCGTTTCGACACGCTCAGCCGTTCCGCCACCGAATACAACCTCATCTAGATCATCCATAAAAGCACCACTGTATTTGTCTATCAAGTCAGCCCAAACACTCTTTGCATACTCATCAAAAGCATCTTTTACATAGAGCTTGTCCATGATCGGATCGAAGATCTTGCCTGTATTTATGTCTTGGCGTGGAACCCCATGATCCAGCAGATCGTCTATGTGATAATATTTGTAGTCCGTTTTGTATTCTAGGTTTACAGCATCGGCAATTTTCTTGTATGCACTCTGTATACCAAGCTCGCGAGCTGTCTTAACTGTCAACGCATCGATCTCCCCGCTGATGATCGGTAAGTAGTTTATCGTCTTAAAGCCAAGGTCAACAACAAGTATGCGCTTAATTATAATGTCGTTTCCACGCTGCTTAACGAGTGTATAATACGTGCCAAGACCTTGTGACACTACGACTGTTGAATTAACATTGACTGTTATCTCCTTACCATTAAAGGTTAATGAGTGCTCCCCGTTAAATAACGCTTTGATCTCATCAGATTCATCAAGATTTTGATACGGCATCCCTGTGATAACTGTAACTGCTTCCTCATTCACTGTATGACGTTTAGCCAGTGAATACATTGCCAATACCTTATACGCTTCTGACTGAGCTCTATTGACAGTCTCGTTAGCTACGATAGGCTTACGTCCTAGATTGTACACATCATCACCGATAACGTACGAAATTCCATCAATCATGATTACATCAGCTGCAAGGGTATCGTTTGGTGTCATAGAATCTCCAAGCCGTCCAACGACTGCACGAGTCTTACAAACAATTCCCTTTGCATCTACATCTTTCAAAACACCATAACCGATATCAGTCGCTCTTACATTTTTCATTCAAAACACTCTCCCTATAATTTTTTTATATAACAATCGTTATAACTTTTTATATAAAGTCGCCGTTTAAGGCTCTGAAATCACTAATCTTCTAGAACTTCTTATATAACAATTTCTATAATATTTTATATAAATGCGTTTGGGCTTTAACAACCATTGCTTATGATTACATTTGTTCGCTCATAAAACGAATCATGGAAGGTTGAAGGTATACACAATCAATCTGCTCACTTTTTCCAAAACGGCTTTTTTCTCCAAAACAGACGTATTTGTGAATGGATGCTGATTCCTGAAACATTATAATAGCTGTAACATTTTTATAATCACTTTCTTCGTTATCTGTAATTGTTACTTGAATTGTAGAATTTCCGAATCCATGAGATTGATTTCTTTGATGTTCTTTTAATACGCGCTCGTAAAAGTGTCCAGGTACATATTCATTCATTTGCTCAATACTGATTTCCAATTGTGTCATCCCCTTTCTAGGCTATTCTGTTTCTTCTCGCTTTGTACTGCTTAATAGCATCCTCGTAGCACCATCGGAAATACCCAACAGGGTTCTGTATTTCAAACTTCATGATCACGCCCTCAAGCGTCATGGTACAAGCTCTATCAAAATAAAGCTCTGTAGCCATCTTCACAACTTCTGGATCTAACTGGTTAGAGAACTGGTTAAGCAGCATGGTGTACATCTCGTCTATGTACCAGGAGCCTATTGGCGTATTGTTTAGCATGTAGCAGTTCTTGGTTGCATGTTTTTGTAAGGCTTGATAAATGGCTTCCTGTTCAGATGCGTCAGCATCGCCCATACAATCATTCAAGTCTTTTGAGTTATTAAAAGATTTATAGTTCTTATTATTGGGTTCGATTTTCGTACCGCTTTCCGGTATTAATTTCGAACCGTTAATAATATCCGGTTTGTTTTTCGCACCGCTTAGTTGTGTGGTCTCCCGGGGAGTGCTGTCTCCTGACTTTCTACCTCCGCCACTCTTTGTACGTTCTCTGTTCTCCGTTTCCCACTCCGTTGCATAATCCCGAATTTTATTGAGCGGCTTAGAAGCCAACTCGATCTTGTTTTGCGGGTAAGAGTACACAATAATTGTCAGGAATCCATCACACTCCTTGAAATCTATGAATCCATAGTCCCAAAGCTGTGGAACTACCTTGGAGTAAAACGTACTCTTAGAAACATCTAGTCGAACACATAACTTTGTTAGTGAAGCATTGAAACGTTGCTCTTCTGTTCGATCAGCATATGTATATAATTTAAGCCATGCGATATAAGCCTGTTTCCCGAGCTTATCTATCCAGTCATCCATTGCGATAAAGTGTTGGATCGGTAGAGTTAACTCATTCCGGCTACGTTTTTCGCCTAGTTGGATGATCACTTTGTTGTTAGCCGACATTCATAATTACCCCTTTCATACGTTTAATGGTTATAACGTATAAGCGTTTTGATATTCATAATATTATACGCTTATACGTTAAGTGTCAATAAAATTATTTACGCCTATACATATATGCGTTATAATGGGTTTAAGGATGGTGATATCGTGCGAAAGATCAATATACGACTTAAAGAAATAATAGATAAGCGTGGTATAACACAAGCCACTCTTTCAGAGATGTCTGGCGTTCGTCAATCAGCAATTAGCGAAATGTCCAGAAACATTAGGGAACAAGTGAGCTTACGCCATTTAGAAAAGATTGCAGAATCCCTCGATATAACGGACATGAATGAATTACTTTTCATAGATTTAGGAGATCCAGAACAAAACGACAAATAAGCCCCGGCACTTAGCCAGGGCTTTCAGGTTATATATAGCATGGTCATCTTCCAAAACTCATGGATATATTTACCTAGTTCTGATAGACTACATCTATAAAATCAATAAGAAGGTCGAGGGGAAACTGTCTTGGTAAAAACATTACGAGGAATGGCGATTGTAATAATAATACTAGTTTTTATAGGCGGCATTGTAGCTGGCAACGTATATGCACCAGAGCCACTACGTGTATTCGAAGACAAAAAATTTCTGTGGAGTATAGCGCTTATGTGGTGGGTCGCTGGAGGTGTCTCTTCGGTGTTCGTCTTTGCATTTTCCACGTTACTGGAACATGTGCAAGGAATCAGCAGTAGGCTAGATGAAATAGAGACTACTACTCGTCGCATACATCGAGAAATTCAGGAATAGTAAATATAATTACCGCTGAGAAGTCCCAAAAAGGCTGTATATAACAAGGTGTACAACAAAACCACTTTTGATATTTTCAAGGTAATAAAGAAACTGTTTAAATAGACTATATATATATCATACGCACACCGTGACTCACCTTGTTATTATAATCCTGCGGGGTTAGATGTGCAGGGTGATGATTGGGTGGGGCACTTTAAAACCAAAAAAACACCCCACCGACCAATTAAGGTTAGTGGGGTGTTTTTACCGATATTTTCGGATTGCACGCTGTGCTTCCGTAACGTATAAAATCAAAATTTTCATGTTTGGAATAATCAGATGTTAAATTTGTCAAACGTTTTGTTTAGCCTGTCCCGATGCCGCACGTAAGGCATCTGCCAAACGTCCAACCTCTTTGCGCTCTGCAGCTGTCTTAGCTACTCCGTATGCGGGCTTGAGATACTTATCTATGATTGCGTTAGCGTCTTTTTCATCCACTTTTGACAACTCCTCTTTTGAATAATAGTCTTGCAGATATTTAGTAGGTTCAACCACACCGGATTCTGTTGCCGTATAACCAAATGACGGAGAGCAAGCCTTGCGGATCTCATAATGCAAATGCGCACCTGTACTCTTACCTGTGTTACCTTGATTGCCCACAACTTGATCTCTGACCACTCGCTGTCCTACTTTTACTGCTATTTCAGACAGATGAGCATACACATGCAAATAGCCCTTGTCATCTTTAATAGCTACCACATTACCCATATTGCCGAATCCTGAGCCTGTCAAACCCATCTTAGCGTGTAACACTTCTCCACCTACAAATGCCTTGAGCACACCGTTAGATGGGGAAACTACAAGGTCTACACCTCTATGGAATCTCTTAACATGATCTACAGGATGCATACGCATACCAAATGGACTTGTTAGTCTAAAAATTTCAAATGGATTCATTATTTATTACCACCCTTCTGCTTGAATACAGCAATAATATCTTTAATCCAATTCGGCATTGGTAGGCCCAAACGACCATAATTTTCTGTCACGGAAATAAGTTCATTCGCAAGATAAAAATAAATGGAACCAATCATGATCACATCGGTGCCCATCAAAACATCTAGCCTGTGTGCCAATATAACAACTAGCAGCATAAGCCCCTTTTTAGCTAATCCCCAGAAGCCAACGTTACTGCTAAGCCCTTTGCCCTCTTTTAAAGACGCAGCAACACCGGTTGTATAATCGATCACTATCGCAAGTAAAAAAAACGAAATCAATTCAGACCATCCTCCTAAAAGGTAAGTCCCTGCCGATCCTACAAGTGCAATGCCCCACTTTAATATTAAATCCAATCTCTCCACTTCATTTCCCCCTTTAAATATAAATAGCCCTCGGATCGGCTCCTAGGGCAAAACAAAAACACGCCCGAGTGGACGTGTAGTATATGGAATTATTGCACTAAATGCTTTTTGTGTTGTTCCCGTTTGCGCTCTGCTGTGATGCTTGCATATATTTGAGTAGTAGCAGGATTCTCATGGCCAAGTAATTCTTGAACAGCTACTAGATCTGCACCATTGTTTAATGTCAGTGTTGCAAAGGTATGACGCATTGTATGAGGGCTGACCTTCTTTTGTAAACCCGCATTCTCAGCGATTATTTTAATCTCTCGTTGAATGCCCCTTTGGGATAATCTTCGATACGGTTTTCTTTCCGTGATTATTAATGCTGGTTCCGAGTCTGCCCTAGTAAATAAGTATTTTTTGAGATGGAATAAGGCTTTGAAACTAAAGTATACTTCTCTTTCTTTGTTGCCTTTTCCGATCACCCTACAACTCTGTGTATTATAATCAATATCACTCCTGTTAATTGCGTGGACTTCTGACAATCGACAACCAGTAGCATATAAGACCTCGATTAACACACGCTGCCTAACATTTACACAAGCTTCCCGAAGCATCTCCAATTCTTCAATACTCAAAGCTTTTGGTAATCGTTTTTCTTTCTTTGGCGGTTTGATCCTTGCGGTGGGATCTCTTGGAATAATATCTTCAGCGGTTAGCCATCCGAAAAACGATTTGAGCACTGACAACTTAGTAGATATAGTTGTAATCTTCTGGTTATTGTAGCGACCAAGATAGACCCTAATATCTGCTGTCGTTACATCCTCGACCATCTTCTTCATATGCTCTGCAAATATTCTGAGATGAATCTTGTAACCACCTAACGTTACTTTAGATAGTCCCTCTAGCTTTTTACCGGATAGGTATAGATCGATCTTTTCTTGTAAATCGGGATGTGTCTGATCAGTTTCAATCCGCTTGATGTCGTAACCTGAAATGATCTCTGACAGCTTCGATCGAATGCCTTCCAAATCAATTCCTGTACAGATTCCTAACAATGACTGAGTAACCTGAGACAATAAATGTTCTCCAGCTGCCTGCATGATATGACCTCCTTGGGATAGGTGTTTTTCCCTTGGGATAAAAATAGAAGTAGGCAACGCTCCCAAGAACGTTTTAGGATGGGGAGCTACCCCACCCTTGCCTACTTCTACCATATCATATCATGTCGAGTTGTGTAAACGAAATGGGAACATTTGTTTTCATAGGCAAAAAGGTAATTTTATTGACTATAAACAAATGAGAAAATAACACCCATTGTTGAGTGTTCTTGTGTCGCATTATCATCCATATGCCTTACAATGGGTTGCGGTCAGTTGCCATAATCTTGGCAGACTCTTCTTCGGTAATGAATTCCTTCATTACTGCTAACTTTATTTGTTCCACTGTTGCAATGTTGTTTATCCAATTTCTAAGGAATAGATTATACTTTGCCCCCATGTTATATACCCCCTAACATTAGTTCCATAAGTAAACCATCTTGTTCTGATTGGGACTGTTCCAGCCTCTCCATTCGAGACAATTCGATCTGCGCATATTCAGGCACGAATTTTTCTGTTGACCATTGACCATTTTCATACTTCCTAAATGCATAATGCTCATAATCAGCAGTTTCTATTTCAATGTGTTTACCATCATTAATCATTGATATTACGCTTTTCACGCCAATACAAACATTGCTTTCATTTAATTCTGCCAATATAATCATTTTCTGCCCCCTAGTTAAATTCTATCACTTGCCAATATACCGATTTTATAGATGTATCTACTTGTGAAAAACTGATATTTACACCACTAGATAGACTTCCTGCCAATAAGTTTGTTTGTGATGCTGCACTACCGGATGAACTTGTATAGCTGAAAAATAGCAGAGAGGTTAATGTGTTTACTGCTGCTACCGCAACGCTAGTTGTAACCGCCCCTATAGCAGCGGTTCCTGTTTGCAGTGATTTTACATTTGAAAATTCTATAACTTCCCATTCGACGGTTGGTGCGTTTGATAAAAGATATTGCGATAAGGACAAATTTAAAGTAGTCGAGTTCGATAGTTGAGCCTTTACAAAAACTGAGTGCCCTTGCCCAGCTGTTGAGTTAGGTCTAAATGTGATTTTTACTATTGCTTTTGTTATATCTACGAGTGAGATTGGTACATTTTCACTCACATCTGCCATAAATGTTGATCCTCTTTGAATGCTTTTAACATTAGTTGAGCTAATTTGTCCGATCTTTGTAGCCAATGTTGGGAATGTATCGGATGGACTGGCCGCTACACCCTTAGCAGTAACAGCACTTGCTACCGCTGTTTTTCCATTATTGGCTTGCAGAAAAGCCGCATCTGCCCGATCCATTGCAGTTTTTACAGCTTTAGGTGTTGCAGCATCGACTTCACTCGGGCTTGTAACACTACTATTAAGTTTCACATGTCCCTTAGTTGTTAATGTCGCAGTTTCCGCCTTATGCGCAGTAACGGTTTCTTGTAGAGTTTCAAACTCGCTACGAGAAACAACCTTCTTCCAGGCACCATTCCAAACGTTATTCGCGCTAGTACTGCGCTCATAAATAGCTGTGACTCCTGTACCACCATTATTAAAAGTGATACGTTGCACAATAAGATAATCACCGGACATCTTTGTTGTTTGTACTAATGCGGTATCTGTACCAACATGGCCAGTAGCTGTTTTCCAAGGATCGGCCAATGCCGTAGTTAAACTAAATGCGGTAATGCCGATTGGATATACTGCCGGCATCTCGGCCACAAGCTTAGATGCTATTGTATTCACTTGCTCTGTTGTAACTTTGTGTGGATTGTTTGTGTTAGTTAAATGCGATGAAAACGAGTTAATCTCATCCTGCATTTCATCTATAGCTAAATTAATTTCATTAATCTTATTTTCAAACTCGCTACGCGTAGCATAAACAAGCGACTGGTCTATGACTGCCGTGACATTTGTTGCGTTACCCACAATGATATTTAAGTTTATCAACTTTTCTATGATATCAGCACTTCCTGCAGGCGGTATATATTCAGCTGTTGTTCCTGAATTTCCGTACGCATACAAAATTTCACCTTCGTCTGGATCAAGGGCAAATACTCCAATTTCTCGAAAGAAGAACCCCGTAGTAACATCCTGATTTGAGAGGATCGCACTGACGACAGCTCGAGCAGGACTAGGAGTGTAAACGCGATTTAGGTTAAGACTCTTTCTTTGACTGATTAGTCCTACAAGACTCGGTATAGACTGACTTGTGATCGTCCCGTCCCCAAGACCCATTCTTGAATATTTCAAATCTGCACCAGCTTGTGCTTTCGCCTGCAAGTTTCGACCTTTTATCGTAAGAACTAAACCACCAAACGCACCCATTATATCATCCTCGCTTCCATGGTTTCTCCGAAGTGAAGAACCCCGGCAAAATTCATATTCATATCATCCGTTTGCTCTAAAATGACTCGGTCAATTTTTGATGAAAACCTAGTCACTGAATCGATTGCACGATAAAACTCTTGTGCTCTAGATTGCGTTGCCTGCGGATTGCCTGTTTTGACTTGATAATGTCCAGGAGTACCATCATACTGAAACCATTCTTCTACTACTCCATCTCCAAAAACAATATCCACCAACTGTTCTACTGCTGCCGGCGTTCCCTTCATTCGATGAAATGAAATAGCATTCTTGATAAGGTTTCGTTTCACTTCAATTGTTAGATTTGGATCGTAGAAGTCGACATGCAACTGCCAGGCTAGTGAATCTGCTTCTTGATCATTGATTTCGTCAAGCCTTGAGAATCGTGAAAGTTGTGCAATAGATTGCGTATTTTTTTGTAATTCCTTATCAAGTACCAATGCATGTGCTTTTACCATTGGATCCTCTTTAACGCTACTCGGCAATAAATCAAGCAAGCTTACGTCTTTCATCTCAATCATCGTCAAGCCCTCCGTATGTTATTGTCACATCATTCTCTCTAGCAACCTGCAAAGAGGCTAACTCCATATAATTAGGGGAGATAACCTCTACTCTAAGGGCACCAGCAGCCATAATTCGACCTATTAGTTCCGATGGATTAATAGCTCGTCCAAGCTTCGATTTTTGCCATAAACTAAATGACTTAATGGCACTATCAATGGCAGCCTGAATATCCGATGACTCTGCGGATCGCTCTCGATTAATATAATAAGTCAATGTAATATTGTAACTTACCAATTCAGGAGGTTTAACCGTCACAAAGTCGGTTAAAGGTCGCCTTGTGCGATCATTAACCGCTACCTCAACTGCGTCAAGTATATCTGGCGTTGGAATTTCTCCTCCTAACATTAGAGGTACAACAACAACTGAATAGGGCTCTGGGGATGCAAGAGCCACGTCAACAATTGCGGGATTAGCTGTTTTAGCCCAATATACATATCCATCCCTCGGTCCTGCTGTTGAGAAAGATTCTGGAGTTAATCTGATACGATCTCTATAAGCGTCGTCGGATTCGACATCTGCACCTCCGCCACTCTCCGTGACATTTGTAACGGATTGAATAAAGGGTAACGGATCAATAAGTACATTTAATTGGCCTATAAGAAACCCATTTCCAACATCACCGGGGATATTGGCCGTAGAAATAATTTCAATCGAAGTATCTCCTGGATCAATCACAACGGTTTCTATTGTAGAAAAGTAAACCGTTCCGTCTCCTCCTTGTGGTCCTACCCTCGTACTCATTGGTATAATCTGAGCTGAAGTTAATGGAGTAGACAACGTGAATTTGATCGTTGTGCGGGATGAAGATGATGCGAGACGAACATTGTTATATAGAGAACCAATGTAATCTAGCATGACACCACGAGCGACAGGCAATAAATCTGCCTTCTTTGCTTGATCAATTAAATGCCTTTGTTGGATGATAATATTCATAAGCGCTAAAAATAATATTCGTTCTGGATCTGCTTTATTCAATATTCTTCCTGTTTCTAACTCTAATGATCTGAGTGCGGTATTTAGGATGCTTGTCACATCCGTATCCACAAAGCTGATCTCCGGCAATTCTACGAATCCCATTTACCTTGCCACCTCCTCATTGACCAAGAATTTAATAATGGGAACAAGCTTTCCTTGAACTTCGAATTCTTCCTCCTCCATAAAAGTAACCTCAGTAACAATCGCTCTAGGTTCCTGTTCCTGAATAGCGGTTAAAATATTACTTGATATAAGCGCTCTGGCCGCTAGAGTTGATTGATCTATCATGCTAGGATCTATTCCAAGCGTGCGATCCAATGGACACATTCCCACAATTGTACTGACAATGATCCTAATGTTTTGCATTATCGAGTCAATACTTGCTAACCCGAATTTAAATGGCTCATACTTCCCTACAACAGTGTATTCCGTCATACATATTCCTCCAAAGAAAGAGACATCGAAGCTTTCAATAAATTCCCTTTGTTATCTACTGTGGTCCAGTCTTGATCTATTCCAGTAATCTTCCACTTGTTTACGCCTAATCCTTTACCACCTATAACAAGCGACAGGACTTTACCATCTCGACTGTACTTTACTAACTTGTCCATTTCCTTTCGGGGATTCATCCCATACTTCACGTCAAATACAACGGTCAGGGCTATAGTATCAAGCCCTGGTCCTAAAAACTGTGAACGGGGCTTCTGTAGAATAATTTCATTGTTCGCCCAACGATCAGCGCTTGATCTATGAAAACCCTGAAACGTTCGAATTTTATAATGAGTAGATATAAAAACGATGTCTCCCAACGACCCTAATCCTAATGTTTGTGCCACCTACACCACTCCTTATGTGATGTTACTTGCTGTTATAGTACCTGAGACTGTTAAATCTCCTTCGATCATCACCTTGCTAACAGGTTTGATCATAAGTTGTCCCGTCGAACGATCGTAATAGACATAACTTCCATCCTCGAAAAAGGTCCCTTGTTTGTTGCTGGTGCCCGGAAGGTCGTTGGGTATAACTCCAATGCAAACACCATTAGATAACCCATTTCCGAGGAATAGGCACAACACTGTATCTCCTGGCTGTGGAAGTCCGTTTGTAACTCCCCATCCTCCAAAAACCATAACGGGCAAATCACTAGAAACCATATTTTGACGATCTGGGAATGCTACTCTAACCGTCCCATTTTCAAAATTAGAACTAGAACACTCGCCAATTTTAATTAATTCCTTAACCATACTACGTATATCTGCCATTAAGACCACCCCAATACTTTTCGTACGTTAATAGGAGTTTGATATGCAGATCCTCCGAGAGTATGACTTGCACTGACAATGATATATTTCCCATCAAACTTACCCCAACCCTTAACGTTCACAGTAACACTTGAAGCAAGACGGATATCTCCATCCATTACAAAGGATGCTAAGCCCGCCTTTTTGTTTTGTTCTCGCAAACGATTCTTGGCCAGTCTATTTGCTTCCGCTACTGTCTCTACTTGCTCATTGAGCCTTAGTACAGGTAAACCTTTCAATCCCGGTATTTTATAAGATCCTTTGATGACTTTGGAAGAGGTTTTTTTGGTTTTTGCAACTGTATACGTAACTTCACACGACCCATATGCGCTACCTTCGCTATTTATTGAGAAACTATAAGAGATGACATTTGCTTTACCTCGCTCGATGTTTATAACGGCATCCTTTTTCTCATAAACTTCCTCATCAAAAAGAACCAGTGTAGATCCACTGGCTTTAACGGCTATACCTTCTTTTATTGCGGTTTCAACTAAAAAGGAAATGTCGCTTTGATCGCTTTGATCCAGTCTATCAAACTTAGGATTTGCCGACGCTGAATAGAGTAATTTTAATTTAGCCGCTTTGGCTACTTCTGTTGATAACGTCTTCAGAGTGACTTTCTCCCATGCCTTAGATCGTTTCTCTTGTTTAACGGATGCCCCTTCTATTGGTAACGATGTGGCTTGCATCGTTACATTGTCCGGTGGTCCTTCCATATCTGCTGAATCCAAGTAGAATGTCCCACAAGGGAGCTTCTTTTTCTCTCCTTGTTTGTCCCAATGCTCCGTGTGTATTTCTGCTTTGATGGTGTCCCCGATTACAGGAGCCCAACCCTTTATCCAGTTCCGATCACGATCATCCAGAGTAATGGATATGTCATCAAACTCACCAGGCGCAGAGTCGTTATATGAAAAATTCATAAGATATTTTTTTAAATCCGTGGAGATGTTTTTCCCATTATAAAAAAGGACGAGGGCAGCCCTTCGTCCATCTTGTACTGATCCCATGCTATTCCCCCATTCTCCAAGGTGGTAAGGTATCCGCAGTATCCACGACAACTTCAGGAACATTCAATATATTTCCAGAAGAAAAGATAATAGTACCTATAAAGTCGGGGTTAGCATCCATTAACGTTGTCATGAAACTCTCTGTTCCTGAAATCTTAAAGGCAACTCCATCCCACGTATCGCCTTGAATCGTCCTGTATTTGGTCATTCATGCTACCCCCTCATGCTCACCCTCGATTGTTTCCGTTCATAGGCAGCAAGTCCGGTTTCCCAATCGCTCTTGGTCTTTTGTGCAAGCCCTTCAAGATCATTCTTGTTAGCATTTCCATATACATTATAAGTAGGATTAAAAACATAGCTTCCACCACTTCCTGATGAATCAGATGCGCCAAGCATACTACCAGCGGTGCTGTACAAGTCACGTGAACGCTGTGAACCATTGATTGGAATAATAACTTCGTTATCCCCACCTTCTCCAACCCACGCAAGCTCTGGACGACTCACCACCCCACCACGAGCATACTCTTGAACTTGTTGCCCTCTTCCTCCTATTCGTGCGACATTTGGAACACTAGCAGGGATGTTTCCTATTTGGTTCCATGCAACTGAAATATCTATCTTCTTATCCGCTGGAAGTTTGTCCATTTCTCTGTTTAATTCTTGAACATCTCTAATTACTTTTGCAAATCTTTCCTTTTCTTCTGCAGACAAGTTTTTATATTTGGCTGATTGTGAATCAATAGTTTCTCCTACGCCTAAATTTAGTTGAATCAGAGCGATCTTATTGTCATACAATTCTTGAAAGCTATTTTCAGCAGCTTTCATTTCTTCCTGAGTAGCTTTCAAATTAGAAAGAGTCTCATTCGTATACTTCAGTAAAGCCGGTGGAGCATCATCCAATAACTGTAGCTGATCCCCAAAGTCTTCTCCTGTTATATTTTTCACTTCAGCAGCTAGTTTTTGTATCTGTGCCATGGCTTGGTCACTGGACAAGTTCGGATTGTCCATAATGGCATTTCTTCGCTCTAGATACTCATTTAGACGGACATATGATTTTTCTGAATCTATATTTGCTTGATCGTATTCTTTTGCTTTTTTGGTTAATCGCGTGTAATCTTCTTCGAGTTTAGGAAGATTGGATTCCCCATTTATAATTTCGTTGTTAAGCTCTCTCTTTGTCATCGCTAGTGTTGTTTCATTCAACTCATTAGCAAGCCCTACCTGTTCTCTAAATCTTCCGCTTTTTGCATCTTCTGCTGATAGAATTTCAGGATTCAAGTCAATGAGTTCTTGTTCGACATTCGCTAGCTTACGTCGAGCCTCTGCTAACTGTTCGGCCGGTGTTTTTACATCGCCAAGCTTTTTGATTAATCGATCGTATTCCGTAGTAAGATCTTTTGTTTTTGTCGTTTGTTTTTCAACTTCGGAGAAGTTATCATATGCCTCTCTGATTGAGTCTCCCATATGGAGTATCGCTTTCCTTGCTGCCTCTTGATGCTTTTTATAAGCGATTACCCCTAGTGTTAAAGCTCCAACTGCACCAACTGCAATTCCGATAGGATTTGATAATAGACCTGCAGCTGCTCCGAATTTTGTTGTATTCCCTGTAACCTTCCCTAGCGATTGTGCTACTCTCGTGTAATCTTTAACAATTGATACCGTATTTTTCGTAAGCATGGCAGCAGCAACAGTCAACGCTATAGCTTTAATGGTATCTTTATTATTGGATGCCCACTCCGTCATATCGCGCAGAACAGGCATTAAGTCCTCTCCAATGGGAATAATAACTTCTGTCATAAGTTCTCGTCCTAACACTTGAAGATCTTTAGTTAGAGAGTCATACTTAATCTTTGTTATCTCTTCCATTGTGTTTTTCGTCATGTCAAACTGACTTCGAGCTGTACCTAGCGCGGCAATGACATCTGATTCCATGTCCTCAAACTGCGTGCCGAATAGCGCAACACCGATGGTGCTCCGCTGCATCGGATCCTCGATCTCGCCAAGTTTATTAATGACCTTTTCCATGGCATCTTTACCCCGGATTGCACCACTAGAAAGACCATCTAAAATATCGTTTCCCTGACCCATTATCCCCTGCAAAGCTTCAAAAGCATTCGAAGATTTTTTTCCACCTGCTTTAAGGTTCTTCACCAATTCCTTAGCCGTATCTTTTGACACGTGCTTTAGCAGCTCCATATACTCCGCTGACTTCGCGGAGCCTTTCATCAACCTTTGGGTAAACTGATCAATGTCGTCTGGAGCAAATAGCATAGCCATGGCATCTATCGTACTGTCGCTACCATCCTTGATGCGGATTCCAAATTCCTTTACCGAATCCCCGACTTTATCCAGGTTAAATGCGCCCGCCTCAAGACCAGAGCTAAATTGGTTAAACATTTCATTTGCTGAATATCCTAAAGTTTTATAATATACGCTATATTCATTTGCAGTATCGATTAACTCATCAGATTTATTAAGGCCCTTCTGCGCACCTTGGGCAAGTAGGTTGTAGGATTCTTCGGAGGTAATGCCAAAGTTTTTCATCATCGTATCGGATGCCTTAATGGATTGCGTGATTTCCTCTCCAAATACATCCCTAAATGCAATGGCATTTTGAGTGATCCCTTCCAAAGCGTCTCCTGTTTCATGAGTTACCTGTTTAACAGTTGTGATGGCACTAGCTATATCCTCGAAGTTCTCCCCCATACCTTTTCCATAAAGGTCTTGGGTAACGCTTCGGATACTTTCCATTTCTTCCACCGTTGCACCAGTGGCTGCGGCAACTTGCTGTAATGAATCCTTAAAAGAAATTACTTCTCCAACAGCATTTGAAAAAGTATCCGTCACACTGGATATTATTGCATAAGCACCCGTATATTGAGCCACTCTCCCAAGAACATCCTTAAATCCTTCTGCTGAGTTCTTGAGCTTATCGAATGAACCGGCACTATTTCGAGCCTCTTTGCCTAGATGATCCATGCTTTTAGATCTCTGGATCATCTTTAGTTCACTTTCGAGATCAGACACATTATGTGTGACACCATCAAAAGCCCTTTTAAGCGTCGGATCTAGCTTTCCTGATAGTTCAAAGGCTACTTCATATTCTTTAGCCATCACGTACCTCCCTTCTCTGGAGGATGTTCTTTTCTATATAACTTATTGTGAGCTTCCAACCATTGAAACAGCTCACCAAGTGGACGAGATAGCCAATAATTCACTGGTGTATTTCTTTTTGAAGCGAGTCGCAATGCACACTCCATAAGTCGTTCAGTAGGATCTTTGTCTATTCCATACCGAGCAAAAAACGTTGTGCCATCTTAGTCACTCTAATAAAATCTTTTGCTGGCATCGCTTTAATAATTCGAAAGTGAAGTGATGCCGCCTTAGCCGCGATCACTGTTTGGTATCCAGGGTGTGTCTCTTTCATCATCATGGTTAATACGTCGCTCGATCCTACCACTTCATACATTTCTGATTCACAAGCGATAATGTCATCACCAGTAAGCTTTTCAAAATCGAACTTAATTTCTTTATACTCTTTATCTTCATAAGTAAAAGGCCGAGAGAGCTTGTAAGCTCTTCCCCCGACCTCATTAACACTAATGTTCTCTTCTGTTTGTTCGTTCACTTTGTATTTCCCCCTCGAATTAAGATTTCCCTAATATTTTTCTTACATCCAATAGATCATCTTGCCCATTTACTCGAAACACATAATTGAGCTTATCTAGTTCGATGACCGCTATGCCATCGATGAAAATCTTAATATAAACAACCTCAAGCGTAGTTGTGGTGTCCGTAGTAGAGTTTTGAGCCAGTTTCCCCAAATCTAACCCTTTACCCATTGCGCGGATTGTCACTTTAATCCCTTTTGTTTCGAGCTTTCCAGACTGATTAAATATTTGGAATGCTCCTCGAATATCCAAAGCATGGACTTCCGAACTGATTAGTTTGACCGCTTCAGTTTGGATTGTGCGCCAATTAATACCCACTTCCATTGATCCGAAATGCCCTGGAGTTGGAACGTCTATCTCACCGAGAATACCAGCACCAGATAACGTCTCTGAAAGACTATCAAAAGAGGGTAGAGTTACATCGCCAGTAGCGACCTCTATGCTGCTATCTTCAAGGTAAACTGCTGCCGCTTGAAGTTTTACTGGAATCTGCGCCATAATGTTTTCTCCTTTACGCCGTCAATGCGGCAATATATGCAACGTCATATTCAACTAAAAATTCAATTTCCTGTGCTGGTGATGGTGGAGTTACGTAAACGTGAAACACGATTTTACCGTCCATCAAATTAGCTGAAGGATTTTCAGTTGCATTGAATTCAACTCGTCCACCAAGAATGTATTGAGCTGAAGTTAGTCCATTCATCCATACGTTACTGTTATCGTTAATAAAATCAATTAAGCGGTTATTCATCGGAGCATCAAGGTTGCGCCAGTAGTTAAGCACGAGATTATTTTTAATCCAACCAAACATACGACGTACTGAAGTGAATGCTCGTTGTGGATCCGTCACCTTAGGGTAAGCGCCTGTTCGGTTGCCGAACAACTTATATCCGTCCGAGAAATTAATAGCCGTTACAATGCCATTTGCATTGACGTACTGCGCTTGATCGAGAGGGATATAGGCTTCCGAACCATCTTCCATAATTAATGCATCAGCCATTAGCGTTTGATTAGAAGGAGACTGATACGGAACACCGTCATTAGCTGCATCAGTGGCACAAATTGTCCCTGCAGCCAGTGTAGACATATGATAGGTTTTCCCTTTATATTGTGCTTTCGGATAAGTGTTCATCTGCAATGGACTTGTGTAATGGTTTTCCTCTTTCCAATCCACGAGTTCAATGTAGCGCTCAGACGCATCCATGTCCGTAATGGCGAACGCTTCAAACAGACCATTGATGTTTTGTGACTTAGCTACCATGACAGCCGCAACGACCGGATCAGAAGAATAGCCTGGTGCGACGATTAAGCCAGGAATCAGTTGGTATCGAGGGAATACTTCTTCCATAAGTTCTAGACCCGTACGTACACCTGTGGTTGAATTGGACCCGCCAATGATATCTGAAGAAGTAATTACAGAAGGATCAAGAGAACTAAACCCAACTTTCAGGGATGTAGTACCTGTCAAGATCCCTCCTCCACTAACGACAGCCAAAATTAACTCTCCATCATCACCATATGTCAGTGTGTAGTCAGTATTTAAAACGTGGGTTGTTGTCCCGTCCTGCGAAGCGACTGTAACAGACCCTTTAATTACACCTTCTGGCATGGTGTGAATTCCGCTTGTAAGGTTCACTGCAGCTGGTGCTGTGATTTTAGCGTCCGTAGATGGGTCTAGTACATTCACGAACACTACTGGAGATTGCCCATATAACTCAAAGTGAGAATATGCGAACTCGCAAAGTGTGAACTGCTCCCAGTCATCCGAATAACCGAAATAATACTTAAACTCATTCATGTTATTGCATTTTATCGGTACATTAACAACTGATTTGGTGCTCTGTGTAAGATTTACAGGGGCCGTACCAAAAACGACTGGCAACGTGAATGCCTGTGGTGTTGGAGAGCTTGGTTTGTATGCTACCTCCGTAGCTTTTACGCCATGTACTTCAATTGACATATGATTACACTCCCTTCATGGCTGTATAAGCCGCGTTTAATGAGGTGCCTTTCTTTGATAAATCTATCTGAGCCGAATTGAGCTGATCAACTGGTACGAATAATGATTTAAGTAATGGATATTTAGTAAATAAGTTCTCCAAACACGCTGGATGGCCACCTTTAAATACCTGATGTTGACGCAATATGCCGCGTTCAATCGTAGGTCCCACGTAAATAAGTTGTTCATCAGCCACCTTTGTAGCTGTGTCCTTCGCCTTTTTCTCAGTCGATACTGATTTCTGTGGTGTAGTTTCATTCTTTTTTACGATATTCTCTACTTTTTCATTCAAAAGAATCGCACCTCCTGTACAATTGTTGGTATTTCCCACGTTGTGGACATGTAACCTGTCCAATACGGGTCTGCTTGTTCATCGTAAAACCCCATCGTAAGCGGTCTTTCTATGCGAAAAGGCCATCCATCCCATGTTTCACGCAAAAAAGAGATCCGGACGAATTCCATGAGATGTAATACATCCATGTATCCGTCTGAACCACTTCCTTCACATCCAAAAGAAAAATCAATCCGCGTCGACCTATTCCCCTCTTCGTTATCCTCAGAATCATTCCAGACTATAATGATGAACGGCCATCGTTCGTCTTGTTCGTCGGGCAGTATTTGCTGGTTAGGGACTGGAATATCCGTTTCGGGCATCAACAGGGTTTCTTGCACTGGATTGTAAGGTGTAGCTCTTGCCGGGAGATCAACCTTGTAAATATTGGGTCGAAGGCGATCCGGACCTAGAAACATCTCCTTGGTAATCTCTTGTAAGTATTCTTGTAAACTTTCCAACATCATGCTAGGAGTCATATTTTCAGCCTCCCTAATGTCCGATCAAGTTCATGTGGCACGCGTTTTTCCATTTCCTCGCCATACACCTTCTGGATGTGTTCACGAACTTCCTGATTTCCTGCCATAGACGGAACAGATGGACCACGCATTTCTTTGATCGGGAGTCGTTTCTTTCCTAATCTCTCAAATACTCCTGTATGGCTTCCAGTCGTCGCAATGAAAGCTCCGGGGATTGGTTTCTTAGCCCCGCCTCGGAACACCGCAGCCTGTAACACTTTAGGTGCCCTTTTTAGTCGACGCTTAGGAGAAACACCAAACTTTATCAAGGGGATGCTATGCCCCTTTGATGTTAGAGTAGCCTGAAGTGATTTCCCTTTTGCCTTTTTGATTCTAAGAGTCTCCACAACTTCCTTTTGCTTCACAATATACTTTTCACGGACTTTACGACCAGTTTCTGTTTTGGCACGTTGCGTAGCTCGGTTAATACTTGATAAGACTGCCTGTTGAACGGCCTTATCCATTTGTTTTAAAGATCCTTTTACTGCTTTCAGATCTTCTTTAACCTCAATAAAATTACTCATGGTCGTGTACCGTTCGCCCGCAATGCAATTTTTAAAATACCAAACTCATTCGATACATCTACGACAATATATTTCATAAAATCAAGATAAAAATCCTGATCTACTCGAGGAGTGTAAGCCAGTACATCAGGGTCAATGAAAACAACCGCATTATGTACTGACACGCCTTCTGCATGTTCTATAGGCCGACCATCCAGAGTGAAACTTTCAATAATTACTGGTAGTTTCCTGTCAGTCCTTTTTTTTTGCTGATCATAAGTCGTGATCGTATGAATCTCTGCAAATTCCTCACTATTCATAAAAATTAGTACGTCATTTGCAAGAGTATCTTTAAAAATACTCATCCTAAAGTTCCTTCATACGTTTTTCCAAAGCCTTGATCGCACTTGCTCGTGGTTGTTCCCTCTTATTCTCTTCCTCCAGCAAGGCATTGATTTCCTCGACATCAAGAATGGTCTTTAAATGCTCTTCTAACTCTGCAACTGATTTTTCTACAGATGCTGTGGCCACTTTCACTCCATCATCCAAGGTCGGCGGTTCACCATTTACTTCCTCACTAGTAATATCAATATCAGAGAATGCATTTTTTTCTTTCAGTACTTCGATCATATCTAAAGGGAGTTCACCTTTAACGTTCTCCCCTGCTTCATATAACCTTCCACCAAAGTTAAGCGCATTTTTAAGTATCATTTTTATTTACCTCCATTTTTAAACAGTCCACGACTATCCAAAATCGTTACCCCATAGTCCATATAGATACGGAAATCCATGCCCAGACGATCAAATGAGATATCCGTTTCTAATGTTGGTTCTTCTTGTCCGCGCAGATACGTCACTTCGATTGTATCAGCAATATTAGCATCTGCAGCTAAGTACCATGCATCAGCTGAATATTGGTCAAGTTCTGCATCAACAATAATGTCATATGAGTTACGGAATACATTTGCTATACCACTATGAGCTCCATTAGGATCAGCCTCGCTACGTAAATACTGAGCCGCATTAGTCTCTAGCGCCGCAGGAGCAAGAAGATATTTAGGTGCAATGTTCAGCGTCGCAATACCCCTCTGATCTTTCTGTGTACGCATCATCACCCGGGCTTCACTCATGGATGTTGTATTAATAGATCCTGGAGTCCCTAAGTTTTTATGTGTTACACCAAATAGTGCTTCTCCATCAAAAATCAGTGGATTTGACGCCAACATTTTATATACAAGTGAGTTAATGCCGCGTTTCGCTGCAATAACATAAGAAGCCGGTACACGAGAAAGCATACTTAGATCATCATTGATAAACGCCTCGCGAGTGAATCCCCACCGTTTGGAGTACGTAAGAACTGATTTTCTCACCTTTTCATCTTTCATAGCAGTATCATAAGGAATAGCTCCGTTCTGAGGTGTCAGTTCCAAACTACCCGCTTCAGAAATGCGGTAATGTTCAGCAGCCTTAAAGTCAGAGTTTGAACCTTTCCCAGTCCAGTACTGAAACGTTGTAGGAGCTTCCTGATAGGACTGTGATAATGTTTTGTTAGCCGCATTTGAAATGATTCCTTGGAACGTACTGTCAGGCGATAATGCACGTCTAAGTAAATCCTCATCTCTTAGCAAGTGTGCACCGCTTTCTCCTGCACGTTGCAAGCATTCAACGGCTAAGTCACGCAAACGTAGTCCGCGAAGCTCAGAAGCTCCCGCAGCAGGCTTAGAAACACCTCTACCTGCACGAATAAGCAATGCATCCGATGCCGCTGCACGGAACTTATCAACATCTTCAGCACCTACCTGTATACCTGATGGATGTGGTTTTTTGTCTTCAATTTGTTTTTGGAGGATCGAATCCTTTACCTTAGAAACTTCACTTCCATCTTCAATAAATGGTGAAGCATCCATTCCGAAATTACGACATAACGTGTTTATTTCTGTTACACGAGCTCTTTCACCCGCTGCTGCTTGACGCTGAATCTCCGCAGTATTATCAGGAATTGGTGGGGTTACTCCACGTTCTCCACCCGCTCCTGCACCTGTGTCTGGTGCATGCATTAATCCTTGTGCTGCCAATGCAATCATTTTCAATCCGTTCATTCCTTCATCCCCGCTTTCATTATTTGAATGACTACGACCTACACCAACAGACGGATCGGCTGGAGTTGGTTCAATGCTAATTTCAAAGGGTTGCCATTTCAGAGCAACATACGCTGGGCCCATGTGACGACCATTAGATGATGTCTTTCCAGCCTTCACTTCTTCCCATGAGCTTACCGAGTAGCCAACAGAAACGCCTTTAATGATACCCTTTTTAACCTTTTGGAATACCTTGTCGCTATCATCGTCATCATCGAACTGTACGAGCGCTCTAGCCTTCCGTTGTCCTTCATCCACCCATACACTTTTAATGACACCAATCGGCATACGTCCATAATTTGCATCCCTACCATGAGCAAATAACAAAACCCCGACTTCGTTCAACCTAGATAGGTCGAGCGCTCCGGGGTCGTGACTTAAAATTTCATCTCCAAAATAACGCTCATAAGGTGCTTCAGAGGAAAAGGATAGTTCAACTGTTCTTTCTTCCTCGTTTATCGTATCGCGATTTAGTGTGAGTGTTCGAATTAATTGATTGTCCGACGGTCCAGCATCTCTATGCAGCGTCGTCGGTAGACTCACCGTCGTCATCGTCTTTCTCAATCTTTGTTCCCCCTTTCTCTTCTTCTCCAATCAATTCCTTGATTAGATTTAATTCCGCAGCACGTTGCGTAATTACGTCTCGCCAATCTTCGCCTCGTTCAGCGCAAATACGCGCAAGCGTATCTTGATTAGATTCCAATGCAATCTTATTGGCATCCGCTTCTTTCTTAGGGTCAATCCAAGTGCTTCCTGGTGGAACCCACACATGCGCTGTGTACTTAGACTTCTCTTGAGAGTAGCCTGGCAGGTCCAATTTTTTGGAAAGGTACATGGACTCAAGAAACTCCAAATATACAGGTCGCAAAACCCGATCAATCAGCATCTTTTGCATTTTCTTGTACAACTTTCGATCCTCAATCAATCCCTGACGAGCAGAAGAATAGTTCACTTGCGATAAATCTCGAGATACAGCTTCATAGCTAAGCCCTAAACCAGCCGAAATCATTCTCACAAGCGTAGCTATAAATTCCTTGCTATTGGACGCTTGACCAGATGGGATTACCGTTTGCACTTCATCTCCTGGATTCAACTCACCAATCATCCCTGGAGATAGGGATACACCGCTGTAATTGATCGGTGCAGCATCTGACCCACGAGCACCGCGACCTAGCCCTCCTTGCGGGGTATCCTTTTTGATAAATACCGCCATACAAGCAAGTACACGCTCTTTGATAGAGATCGCCTCAATGAATTGATTAACGTCCTTGATTCGTGGTAATGCGGTTACCAATTGAGATACTTCACGAACCTGTTGCGGACTCGTTTTCTTAAAGAGGTAGATCACGTCTTTGGCTAAAATTCGAATCGATTCTGTAGGATGCAGAAAATACTCGTCTGCCTTTTTGAAATGGTATGCAACAGGTTTGTTGTACTCATCAAGTTCAATTCCCTCAATAATTCGCTTACCTTCACCAGGAGTAACTAGTGTGCTTAACTCATCAACGGATCTGATTTGCAACTTAAATGGGAATTCGCTATTAGCAACATATACTTTGATGATAAATATACCGCCATCCACGACGTATCTCCTGATTATCATCTCTGCGATATCCTCTAAAGACTGTGTAGCTGTGATATCGATGTTTTCAGGATTACAATACTCTTTCCACATCTTTTCTATCTGCTGATTCAATTCTCCATTTACATTGCTTTTTAATTCATGTGTGATTTTAGATTGCAACATAATACCTGTACCCGTCACATTTCGTTCAAAGGCCTGAAGAATACCACCGGTCACATCGCTATTATTTTCTAAATCTTGTGCTCTTGCTCTTATAAGCGAACGCTCAGCCTGTTTCTTCTGTTCGTTTGGTGAAGCAGATGGGTTCCATCCTTGATTAAGTCGCCCACGATCACCACCATCAAATACACTCATTCCATTTCTCCAGGCTAAACGCTTATACCCCCAGCGTGGACTAACAGCAGCTATAGAGCGATCGATCCAGTTCAATTTTCATCACCTCCCTTCAAAATACACTTGGTGGAATATAGAACCCCCACGTTCTACATTAAGAATCTCCCGTTCAAGTCGATCTCGTTCTTTATATAACAGACTAAGATCTGGACGCTTCAGTGATCTACTACCGATTCGATATTCCTGAGCTCCATTTTGAATGGCAATGATTGCTTTATTAAGCTCTTCCAGTTGCTCACGTAGCTTCCCTAAACGTTCTTCTTCTGTCATAACCACTTGCCACCTCCTGCCAAGTTATTTAAGTTTCGTTTTTCCTGACTCTTCTCTTGGGGAGGTTCAGGTTTCTTCGACTCCCCATATCTCATGTAACGTATACCCAGACAATCCGCAGCAAAGGCAGCGTATACTTCACAGTCTAGATAGTGATTGTCAGCATGAGCTGTTTTAGGCCGCCATACTTCCACAGTCTTGCGACCACTCTTCTCAATAACCTTTTCCTCTGCTGTCACTTGCTCTGCATATTCTTCATCCGTATTTTCATAGACGAACCAGCCGCCCGTCTCATCTGGCTTTCTGACTAAACGCCCCGTTATAAAGTCTTTATAGTAATTACCATCAACGTGGTACAAAGAAATACCGTAGACTCCTTTTTCCTCCCGGTCTATTTTGGTATGTTTATACTTTGTATTGAGTGGGGTGTTGGAACCCTTTATAGAAACAGCCCATTCAGTATTTCTCGCGCAAAAGTCATACGTCTCATCCGCGTTATAACCAGAGTCGACGGCGCAGAGGTTTACAAAATATTCAGTTCCATCCCTGCCACAATAGGAGATGTTCATCACATCTTCAATTTCAGTCCATGTGTCCACAACTCCATGCCGAATATTGTAACTGGTCATATGTTCTCCCCAAGCACGAATGGTGTAATAAAAACGATCTTTCTGAACGTCAACGCCACCCGTTAGGAGAATCATTCTATCTGGAACAATTCCTTCTTCATAGCCTCCAGTCTTCTTTAACACCTTATCGCTATTCAATTTGATTTGGGTGTTTTCCCATGGCTCAGCCAACCAGCTATTAATGAAGTTCATGAGTTCTTCTGGACCGCCACGTTTTGAGGTGATAAATTCTGCCGCGATGTCCCCAAACCTTACCCAAGGACTGTAGATAGAATTCATCCAAAACCCTGTTTTACGTTTTGGTTTTGTTGAACCATCAAGACCTCGCCATTCACCATTTCTGAGCATTGATGGTTTATGGGCATCCCGAATTATTCCTTCACAATTCTCACATTCATATAATGCTGTGCTCTTAATTTCATCGACATCTTTCGTTTTGTCGAACTTAATTTGCTTGAACTTAAAAGTATAATATTGCCCACAGTGTGGACAAGGAACATAATATTGAAGCTTAACATCTGCCCCCAACCATGATTGCCAAATTGGGCCACTTTTCAATGTAGGCGTAGAGGTCTGCATAATCTTTTTGTTATAAGTGAAGGTCTTTGTCCGTTCTCTTGCTAACGATCTAGGATCTGCTTCTTTCCCTGCACTCTTCGGATACTTATCTACCTCATCCATAAACAGATACCGAATAGCACGGCTAGAAAGAGAAGCCGGGCTATTTGCTCCAGCTATGACAGCATACATCCCGTCAAACTGAAGTTCTAAAACCTTACTGTCCTCATTTTTATATCTATCGCTAAGCGTTGGACTCAATTGCACCATAGGTTGAAGTCGGTTTTTAGAAGTGAATTCAGCAAGGTCAAGCATAGGGTACACAATTAAAGCTGGGTTAGGATCCTGAGCGATAACATATCCAAACATATTATTCAGACTTTCAGTACCGCCAACCTGTGTTGGTTTAACAAAGATGATCTCTTCAATACGTGGATCTGTGAACGCATCCATAATGCCTCTTAAGTAAGGGGTTCGATCCGTTGACCATGGACCCGGCTCCGCTGATGATTTACTATCCAATATCCGATGTTTGTCTGCCCATTCAGAGACAGTCAACTTTTCAGGTGGCCGAAGCACCTGTAATGCAGCCATTATCCATTCGGCCCATTCCTTATCATTTCTTGGCATCATAAACACCCCGGACCGACAATTGCAGCAAAGCCGCATTGGTTGTGTCCGTAATATTCTGTTCTATGATTCTAACCTGATCAGGTTCTAAATATGGAGCAATCTCCATAGCTATCTTTCGGCTATATCCACCCATAGAACGTCTAAGCGTAGTGAAAAAACGCTGGAGTTCACTCACAACGTCTTCTCTCCTAATATATTCACCTTTAGATATTTCATTTTTATGAGTAGCTGATTCCGCTTGTTGTTCCTTTAGTTTCGCCTCATAAAATAGCTTCTGCTGAGAGAGAGTCATTTCTTCTTCGTTGTCAGGTGTCTTCTTTACGCCACGGTTATCCATGACCCAATTTACAGTGTCTTTAAGAGAATACCAGCCGTTAGCCTTTTTAGGCATCCCTGCCTTCACCCATTGTGCAAGTGTGTTGCGATGTACACTGAGCATTTCACAAAGCTCAGATGTGTTGATACATAAGGCACCATCGATCATTTTCGCCCTCATTTTCCCACTCAAAAAACCTCCTCCTTTTTGCACAATGCCTTATGTGCAATTTTTATAAAATTCGGTGGAATCTCGGGGTCATACGTACCCGCATGCCACCCACCCCCTGGGAAGGACCCGCGACCTCAAAACCCGCTATCCTTTGCCCTGTATGGGCTCGTGGGGTTTCACACTGTCACACGAACTTTATCTGCTCTCTGAATTACCCTTAACCTATATTCTGGGTAACTCATGGAACACTCTTAACCCTATATATGTCAAGGGTTTCGGAGGATCTATGATAACCAGTTACTCATGTCATAATTATGGATAACTCATAACCTAAAATGCTTAGTTGCTAAGTTAATAGAGTCTTGAGTAATCCCGATATAGCGCAATGTAATGTTAGGATCAGAATGGTTGAATATCTTTTGAAGTGTCGCAATATCCTTCGTTTCTTGATAAAAATGATATCCGTACGATTTTCTGAGAGTGTGGTTCCCAATTCCACCTAGTTCTTTGTAATCCTTTGTGATAGCACGCATGATCTTGTATGTCATCGATCGTCCTAACGGCTTATTGACACCTTCGCGACTCTTGATCAGATATTCATCATCTGGACGATTCTTAACGAGAGCAAGTAATTCTCGTCTGACTGTTGGATGCATCTCATATTCCTTCTGCTTCCTAGTCTTCTTCTCGGTGAGATA